CCTTTGAGGATGGTGAAAAGCTGCGAGGCCGCTTTCTCGTCCAGCGCCTCGACTACTCGGGCGATTTCAATGGTGAGCGCAACTATACCATGCAGCTCGAAAGCTCGGGCGCCGTGGTGCCGGCGTGAGCAAGCAGGCCGGCGCCAACCCCGTCCGCGGCGAAGCGTCGGTTACGATCGGCGGCCGCCCACGAACGTTGCGTCCTACTTTCAGCGCGCTTGTTGCGGCTGAAGACGAGCTCGGTCCCCTGTACGCCCTTGTGGAGCGCGCTGGCGAGGGACAGCTTCGTCTGAGCGAGGTCGCCTTGCTCTTTTGGCATTGCCTTGCCGATCGCGCCGACATCACGCGTGAACAGGTTGGCGATGCGGTCGTCTCGACAGGCCTCGCCGCCAATGCGGTGCCACTCAGGGCATTGCTATTCCAAATTCTGCAAGGTCGGGCATGAAGCCGACCTTTGCCGAGAGCGCACGAACTCTGGCGGGGATGGTCTGTCGAATGCTCGGCTGGCGCCCCTCGGACTTCTGGGAATCTACGCCGGCGGAGATTTCCGTCATCTTCACCGCGCAAGATACCGAAGACGGAGCGCCTTTGAGCCGAGTGGAGTTCGAAACCCTGATGAAGCGTGACGGCAATGGATGACAAACTTGAAACCTTGATGGTGGAAGTACGCGCCAGCACATCAGGGTTCAAAGCCGACATAGAAGCAATGCGGGGCACATTCGACAACACTCTCATCGACGGGTTCTCCAAGGCCGGTACCGTGTTGGAGCGGGGGCTTTTGTCCGCCATCAGGCGCGGGAATATCGGTTTCCACGATCTGAAGCGCACAGCGCTTGGCACGCTCAACGAGATTGCAGCCAGCGCTGTACAATCGGGCATCACTTCTCTTTTCGGAGAGGCTGCAAGTGGTGGACTCGCCGCGGGCTTCGGCGGAGCCGTGGGTGCGCTTCTCGGGCTGCCCGGCCGCGCGACCGGCGGACCTGTAGCACCGGGACGAGCCTACTTGGTTGGCGAGCGCGGCCCCGAAGTGTTCGTTCCGACCACTTCCGGCAGGGTAGACGCAGGCAGGATGGCCGGAAATGACCAACGCTCGGTGCGCGTCTCCATCAATCTCGCCGCGCCGCGAGGCAGTGACTCCCCAGTCGCATTACGCCGATCATCACGTCAGATTGCCAGCGCCGTAAGTCGCGCACTCCGCAATTAGGGGAGCAGGACATTGGCTTATTGGCTCGCCTCCAAGCGGGACGGCCAGGACTTCGACCACATCCAGCGCTTCGATCCGCGGTTCTGGACCGTCGACTTTCCGCGGCCGACGATGGCGTCAGTCGTAACAACATCCGCGGATTCCATGCGAGTGGATCTCGAATTTCATCATGCCGACGCTCTCGCCGGACTCATCTGGGACAGTGTCGACCGGTTCGATCACCCGCTGCTGGCTTACGAAACAAACCGCGATTACTCTCGCAGTACGCTGCAGTTCCGGTGGCGCTCTTTCGGCGTAGTTCCGCTGGATCAGGTCCATGGGCCAACCTTGACAGTAGAGGGCCGGGATGCCGCCGGACAGAGCCGCTCCTGGTACGTCCGGCTGTGGAACTACGCTACGGGCAGTCCTGAAGACGCGACCATCGAACTGCGTTTCTCCGAGCTATTCGAAGGCTGGGATGTGAGCAGCGGTCCGGTGCAGGTCCATCCCACGGACATCGACCGGATGTTCATCTCTTTAGCGCCGGCCGGCTATGCCGCAGACAATCCCACCTTGCTGCCGGTGAGGGTCGGCGGCTGGGCGGAACTTTCCGAGATTCGCTGCCAGGGCGAGCGATGCTTACTGGAAATTGGCGATATTCTGTTGCCCCCTCACGAACTGCGGATGGCGACAGCTTACGACGACAGCTACAACCAAACACCAGATCGCATCCTACGTAATCTTCGCGGGCTCGGGTATCGAGGCGACGTCGTCCACTACGTGGGAATGAGTCACTATTTCAGGCTCATTCCGAACCAGAGAGGGCGACTGCTGGTCGATACATCCGGAGCGATCTGCGGACCTTGTTCTGCTTGGCACGCCAGCTTTCTACAGAACTGCGCCCGCGGAGGCTATCAACCGATCATCTCCCTCTCGTACGAGATCTTCGACGAACATTGTCCTGAACCTTGGAAGCAGCGCTTTTTCGATGGCTCACCAGCGCTGACTGGGTGGGTTCCTCCCTCCACGCTGGTCTCGCCCGCGAACACTGCTGCGATGGATTACCTACGGGCCGTCGCGGGCAACTTCGTAGCGATGGTGCTGGACGCGGGTTTGCCCGTTGCATTCCAGATCGGAGAGCCAGGGTGGTGGCAATCACCGGATCGCCGCATATGCCTGTATGACAAGGAGGCGGCCGAGGATTTCGCCAGACGCATGGGCTTCGATCCGCCTGAGATTGCAGACCTAGCCGAGCAAATGAGTGACCAGCAAAGAGCTTTGCTCGACGAAGCTGGAAGAGTGCTCGGCGAATCTGTTCTATCCATCAGAGACAAGGTTAAGCAGATCGCGGGCGATCAAGCGCAAGTCCTCGTCTTGCTCTTCACTCCGACGATCCTCGGCTCGGAAATGGCCGATGCATACCGCGCTAATGTGCCCGTCCAATGGGCTTGGCCGCAATTCGACCGCCTGCAGCTTGAAGACTACGACTGGCTGACCGGCGGTGCCGAGGCGCTGCGCCGGCAGGCCTACGAGCAAATGCAAGAACGGCTCGGATACCCTCTGCACAAGCAGGATTACCTGGCAGGCTTTGTTCTGCGAGCCGAGGATGGCCCGGCCTACTGGAAGCGGATTGACGCAGGCATAGAAGAGGCAAAGAATCGGGGCGTCGATCGCTGCTTCGTCTGGGCACTTCCGCAAGTCACCCGTGACGGCTTCACCCGACTTCCTTCGTCTGGAGACACCGACGAGATGCAAGCTTTCGACGATGTCCTCTATCCATTGTCGCTCGGCCGCGATGCGTCGGTGAGCCCGGAGTTCTCGACATCCGTGTCGGTCACTGCGTCCGGACATGAGCGGCGCAATAGTCATTGGACGGATGCCCGGCTGCGCTTCGACGTGGGGCCCGGCATCCGATCGGAAGAGGAACTCGGCACGCTCGTCGCCTTCTTTCGGGTAAGGCGGGGGGCGCCGAGAGGCTTCCGTGTCTCGGACCCTTTCGACTTCAGCTCGAACGGGATGAGCGGGGCTCCCACGCCGGGAGATCAGCTTCTCGGCCTGGGAGACGGGCTGACCGCAACCTATCAACTCTTGAAGCGGTACGGAGATGACGACCCCCAGATACGGGCAATCACCAGGCCTCGGCCTGGCAGCGTGCGTGTCAGCGTGGGCGGCATCGAGGTCTTCGAGTTCGCCGTAGGCCCCGGAGGCAAGCTTCTCTTCAGGGAGGCTCCGCCCACGGGATCACAGGTTCGAGCGGGCTTTCTTTTCGATGTTCCGGTACGCTTCGCAGAGGACCGGCTCGACATTACAGGCGCCGCTTTCGCAGCTGGTGAGGCTCCCTCTGTTCCGTTGATCGAGATCCGAGAAATGGCATGAACCGTGTCTTCTTCCGCGATGAACTGGAAAGTGTCGCGATTTACTGGCGCGTTGCGCGGAAGGACGGCGTGACTCTCGGGTTCACGAGCCATGATCGCGATCTCGATTTCGATGGGCTGGTCCATCAGGCTGCCCCGGGGATGCTGCCATCGGCTATTCGGCGAACCGCAAGCCTTGAGATGGACAGCGCCGAGGTCAGGGGCGCGCTCAGCCATGATGCGATCACCGCTGATGATCTCTCGGCTGGGCGCTACGACGGAGCTCAGATCGTTATCGGCTTGGTCGACTGGGAGAGCCTGGACAGGTCCAGCCTTTATCATGGTGCGATCGGCGATGTCTCGACGGATGCTGGTGCGTTCGAGGCGGAGCTCAGGTCGGCCAAGGTTGACCTTACCGCCGACCTCGTCCCTCGAACAAGCCCGTCCTGCCGCGCCCGTTTCTGCGGCCCAGGCTGCACGCTTAGCGCAACGCGCTTCACTCACGAGGCAGTGCTGGTCAGCGTTGACCCAGCGACCGCTTACCTTGACTTTGCTGGCGGACCTCCGGCTGAGGACATGCTCGACGGTTTCATCCGCTGGGTAGACGGGCCGCACGCAGGTCTAAAGATGCGGGTCATGGACGCAGGTCCCGCGGGTATACTCTTGGACGCGGATCCGTCTCCGGAACTCGGACCGGGCATCCGGGCATTGCTGCGCGAAGGATGTGATCACACGCTCGCAACCTGTGAGGCGCGGTTCGGGAATTCGATCAACTTCCAAGGCGAGCCGTTCCTCCCAGGCAACGATGCTCTCTTGAGGTATCCGACGAGCACATCTTGATGCAGCTGGGTCTTGCGGTCGGCAAGGCGGCGCAAGAGCTGGTCGGCTGCCCGTTTAAGCTGCGCGGAAGAAGCACCGAATCGGGCCTCGATTGTGTCGGTGTTGTCACGGCCTCTCTTGAAGCTGTGGGCAGGCCAATCAGTCCGCCGCGCGACTACAGCCTACGCAATCTGACCTTTGAGCCTTTCGTGACGTCGGTGCGCCAGGCCGGTCTCGTCGAAGTGGCGGAGCCGATCCGTGCTGGTGATGTCCTACTGTTCCGCCCTTCTGCAGCGCAATTCCACATCGGCGTGATTAGTGCGTCGGGATCGCTCATCCACGCGCATTGCGGGCTCCGCAGGGTCGTGTCTACGCCGCTGCCGCTTCCCTTGGCCGATAGAGCGCCATTGGCGACTGCAAACGAACTAGAGAGACATCTTCATGGCGACTCTGGTTCTGAGTGCCGTCGGTACAGCAATCGGCGGCCCTCTGGGCGGAGCTCTCGGCGCGCTTGTCGGCAACCAGTTCGACCACGTGATTTCAGGATCTCAGAAGCGGGAAGGACCGCGGCTGAAGGAGCTGGCGGTAACTACGTCAAGCTACGGGACCCCAATCGCCCGTCACTATGGCCGGGTCCGGACGCCCGGGACCAGCATCTGGGCAACAGACCTGGTGGCGTCGCGCGAAGAAAGCGGCGGCGGGAAGGGCAAGCCTGCGGTCGCGACATACAGCTATGCTGCGTCGTTCGCCGTTGCGCTCGCAAGCCGGCCGATCATGGGGCTTGGAAGGATTTGGGCGGACGGAAACCTGCTGCGCGGGGGCAGGGGTGATCTCAAGGTCGGGGGTGAGCTTCGCGTCTACTGCGGCTACGGTGATCAGCCCCGCGATCCGCTC